AAAAACGCTACCTCTTTATGGAACTTTAAAGCATTGATTTCTTTGTCAATCTTTATTATCATTTCTTTACCTTCTTTGTCTTGGTTGTTCTATTAGGCATCATCATTTTAACTAAAGCCACTACAAACCTTAGACTTTCTTCGTTTTGTTGTTTCACGATCGAACTATCCAATAATTGCCACCTCTTGTGTTGACGTTTTTTTGTCTGCAATAATACTTCCTTCATTGCTAGCATTTGCTTTAACAGCTTCTTTTAGATAGTTAACTATTGATCTTTCCTGTATAGTCCCTTCTAGTTCGTCTTCTATTGGCACTGCAGGATCTTTATAGCCTTTAAATTCAGGTATTTCATTACGTGGTTTTACCTTTTCTGACACTAATACCATACCTATCTCTCTATGAAAGTCTTTGGGTTGGTTTTTATTGATGATGAAATAGTCGATAACTACATCAGGAGTTTTTCTTGATTGTACTAGTTTTGTAATTTCATCATGATCTTTGATACCCATAGCCTTTAAAAGATCTCCTCTTTCATTACCATAAAGGTTCTTCCATAACTTGTCAGCTTTAGCTATTCTTGGATTAAGATTTGTCAGATAAGTTCTAGATGGTTTTATCGCGACCTTCATTGGTAATATTAGTCTAGGCACTTTCTTTTCACGCTTTGGCTTTTTTAGTTCTTCCCTAGTAGGAATGTCTATTTGACCCTTGCCTTCAAACATCTTGATTATCTCTGCTTTGCTATAATAAGTAAGTTCCTCGTTTACCGTCTTGTGCCGGCCAGGAACTCCAATATCCGTCGAATCCATTATAGGTCTCAATTGCCCTTTTGGAACACTTGACTTTGGATCCATATATATATATTCTTTTTATAATATTTAAATTTTTTTCGCTTGCTAATAATAGGTTTTGGTGTAATTATATAGAAATTATCAACCAAGGGATGATTATTGACAAAAGTTAGGGAAAATAACATCTATAACTCTGTGTACAGGCAAGGTAGGCTTGACTACGGACAGAAGGTAGTATCTTTCCCATAAAATGCAATAATCTCCCTCAGATCCAAAGAAAGGATTCTCAGGGCCAAAAACAGGTCCTCTAGGAGGTTTCTCTACCAAGGGTTCCTTCAAAGATTCTAAAGGCAGATTGGGCAATCCAGAAGGCAAGGCAGGGAAAAGGCTTGATTCTCATAGAGTCTCGAGGATTCTAAGGGATTCTCAGGACTATGCCTCTACTACGAAGGTTTATAAGAGGCTATATGGTCGACTCCTCTCCTTTATATATCACTGTAGTAAAAAGCTTCACTATTGGCAACTAGGGATTCTAAGGGCATATCCTCTACAACGGTGGCTGAATTTGGGCATTCCATAGCCAATTGGGATAGAGGGGCATTCTCCGGGCCTATTTCTACAACATGGTCACATTCTCTACATCTCTAGTCATCTTCTCTACACTTTAGGACATAATCTCTACATCTCTAGACCTATTTCTACACTAATAGCATATTGTCTACATCTCAAAACATACGTCTACATCTAAGGCCTATTCTCTACATTTGATGGCATATTTTCTACCTCTCAAACCATATTTCTCCATCTAATGGCATATTTCTACTCATTAATACATATTTCTACATCTTGGGACTAATTTCTCCATCTCCCGGACAAATTTCTACATCTCCGGGCATCCGGGCATTTATCTACAACATGGGCATTTATCTACCTCAAAGGACATATGTCTACTCAAAAGACACACATCTACTCAAAAAACATATGTCTACTCAAAGAACATATCCTCTACATCATTGGACATATCCTCTACACTTTAGGGCTGATTGTCTACCTCTCAGTGCATATTTCTACCTATTAATCACTTTCTCTACGACTCGGGTCATATTTCTACCTATTAATGCATATTTCTACTCTTTGATACATATTTCTACTTCGTAATGCATATGTCTACTTCATGATGCATATCTCTACTTCTTAGTGCATACTTCTACTTATTGGTGCTACTTTCTACTTCTTGTTCCATATTTCTACTTCTCGGTGCATATCTCTACTAATTAGTACCTATTTCTACTAATTGGTACCTCTTTCTACTACATAGTGCCTATTTCTACTACTCGGTACATATTTCTACCTCATGGTGCACATTTCTACTTCATGGGTCATATCCTCTACCACTATGGGCAACTTTTCTACCTCTCAGGTCATTTTATCTACGACTTTGGGCACGGTTTCTACCTCAAGGGGCAACTTTCTCCATCTAGGAATACTTTCTACATCTCAAAACATATTTCTACAACTTAATACATATTTCTACTACTCAAGACACACTTCTACGTCTCGAGACATATTTCTACATCTCAGTACACATTTCTACAATTTAAAACACATTTCTACTTCTTATGACATATTTCTACTTCTAAAGACATACTTCTACAACTTAAGACACATCTCTACGTCTTATGACACCTTTCTACATCTTAAGCCACGTTTCTACTTCTTAGGACCCATTTCTACGTCTTAGGACATATGTCTACGTCCTAGGACACATTTCTACATAGTGAGGCATTTTGTCTACGACTCAGGACATAGTCTCTACATCTTATGACATAATCTCTACGTCTCAGGGCACAATCTCTACCTCTTCGGACATAGTCTCTACACATTAGGTCATATTTCTACTTCATAGTGCATATTATCTACGACTCAAGTCATATTCTCTACATATTAGTACATATTATCTACGACGTAGGGCATATTGTCTACATCTCAGGACATTCTTTCTACCTCTTTTGACATTCTCTCTACATCTTATGTCACATCCTCTACACAGTGGGGCATCTTCTCTACATCTTAGGGCATCTTCCAAGCTACATAGGACTTTCTTGGGCACTTGACGGGCAAAGGAACTACCCCATGGGCATTCCTCGGGCACTTTCCCGGCTTTATTGGACTTTCTCCGGGCTTTCTCCGGTCTTTTTCCAGCCTTTAAAACATCCCTGAGGCAGAGAGGGGCTTTCCCCATGTCTACTCTGTGGGCAAAGGACAACACGTGTCTACATCTTGGGGCACTCCGCAAACCTCTTCGGGCACTCCTTTGGGCTACTCAAGGGATTCTCAGAGATACTCAAGGCTACTCAGGGCCACGCAGGGCTGCATTGGGCTGCCCGAAAATCAGGGAAACTTTTAAAGGCCCCCTGTACTGCCCGCGATGTGATGGGCATTCTTGGGCACCTGTGGGCCGCCAGGGCCCCCATGGCACCCACGGCAGCAAGGGCAGCAATGGCACCCAGGGCACCCCTTTGATAAAAAATCCAGGTGAAAAATGAAAAAAAAAAAATAGGGGATTTCCGACTACGTAGTCGCTGAAAGTTCTTCTACTTTAGTTTGTAGAAGTACTTCTTGCGGCTGCCTTCTCGGAAGATAGTTCCTTTTTCTAGCAAGCGCATCAGCGATTGATGCACCTGAGGATTGCGTTTGCCGAAGCCTTCGCAGACGAAGTTTCTTTGTGTGAAGAACTTGTCTGGATATGTTCGGAACACTTCCTCGATCTTGCTCGTCAAGGAGACGTCTGTTGCAGGTATCTCAGCTACACCTATGTCGCTGAACTGGGACACTGCAGATTTCTTTGTGTTCATGTCTGTGTGTTTTCCTATGTAGATCGTTTCATCGCGAGCTAGCTGTTGCGCTAGCTTACTAGCGATCTATAATAAAATTTAAAATTTACGCGCTTAATAAAAACGCGCGCGAATTTTATTTTTTATTACATCTTATATATTCTTTTTATAATATATAAATCGTACTTATATATAAAGATTTTATAACCAAAAGCTTTATATATAAGACGAAAGCTTTATATATATAATATATAAATATTAGCGCGCCAATTCCGCGGCGGGAAGGGGGTTTTTGGGAAATTACCCAAAAATCCATGTATAAGCATTTTTCAAAACCCTTTTGGGTAGAGAAAAAGTTACAAAGTTTTGATAATGACAATTAAAGACTTGTTGCAATTGATGGAGCAATTAGATAGTTAATCTACTAATAACCTTTAAAGCAAATTAACCTATAGAAACGGTCTCTTGGTGACATGGTCATTAAAATTTCAGGAGAAATAAAATATATTGATTTTTATGACTTCTGGAAAACATATTGACAGAGCACTTGGCACAGATGTCGAAGTAGAATCTTCAGACATCGTTGACGCTACGATTGTTGCAGCTGATATTGCATCAAACGCAGTTACAACCGCCAAGATCACAGATAGCGCTGTTACCACGGCAAAGATAGCTGACCTTGCAGTTTCTACAGACAAATTAGCAGCTTCTTCCGTAACGACGGCAAAAATAGCAAGCGACGCCGTAACAGTAGCAAAACTAGCTGATGATGCAGTTGAAACCGCAAAGATCAGAGACAATACTATCACGAATGCTAAATTTACTTCTTCTACTATTCAAAGTGGAAAAATTAGCTTCTTTAAAAGCACCGAGCAAACAGGTAACGGGGCTGAACAAAGTATTGCCCATAGCTTAGGTAGAACACCTTCTTTGGTAATTCCTATAATTACTGAAGGAGATGGCAATAGTTATGATCTCGCAGAAGGTACCCACGATGGTACTGATGTGAAAATAACTGCTGGTGCAGCGGTAAAATACAAAGTTATAGCCCTTTAAGGCTATATTTTTTTTTCTTCGCCTTGACTGTTAAAATTAAACTATAGGCAGAGAAAGTATTATTGAAGACAAAATTTTGTATTAATTCCTAAACATTTAAATACTATTCCTTGCTAAGGATTATTACATTGGTATCAAAGTTAATTAAAAAAGACTATCCAGCCTATACAATGCATCAAAAATACCGATTGTATGGAATTAAAAGAATAGGATATGTTGATATTGAAAACACCAATCTAGATCCTGAATTTGGAAATCTTTTAACTGTGGTTCTTCTAGTCAGGGAAATTGATACATTTTATTCTCACGGTGAAAAAATAATAGCCGTAAAGAAATACAAATTAACTCGCGAAGACATCAATTCCTCTTTAAGAAAAAGAACAGTTGATTTCGATAGGAGGATTTTAACTGAATTCCTAACTGATTTGAAATCTTTAAAAATTGACCTTTTAATAGGTCATTACTCAGTTGGTTGGGGAAAACACGATATTCCTTTCCTTAGATCTAGAGCATTAATTATGGGATTAGATAACCTATTACCAAAACACAAAACCCTTCGATATGGAGATACATGGAAAATGTCTCATACTTCAATTAAAGTACATAGCTATCGTTTAGACGCTATTAGCGCTGTAACAGGCAGTGAAGTTAAAAAAACTAGAATTGAAGAATCAGAATGGCAATTAGCAAGATTTGGTGATCCAAAAGCTATGGCTTATGTGTTAGATCACAACATTAAAGATGTTAAACTAACTTATCAAGTACATAAGAAAATAGAAGCGTTTAACGCAATTCCAACAATTTATGTCTAAAAATCCAAACACTGATGAATGGCTTCCTCCAAATAGGAAGGTTCTACAGGATTTCTTTACAAAACATCAGGATGATTGGTTTTCATGTCAAGAATTAATCCATAGAACCAAACTAGGTGTAAGAACAATGTATGATAACATCTTAACACTTTACAGGGATAATGAAGTTATGAGAAAATCTTGTCCTTGTGGAAAAGGTTGGCTCTATAAATACAGGAAATAGGTTACCGATTCTCCATAACCTAATATTTTTTATTTTCTTTTAATAACTATTGTTATAATTGCCAACCCCTGAACCTTTTAATCCTTTTCCTCCGGGTAAAGAACCCTCGCCTCCAGATTGGTATAAACCAGAGGATCCTTATGACGAAGAAGAAGAAGATTAGTAAACCTGTTGATAAAAAGGATATTAAACTTGAACCTAAACAAATTTTATTAGAGGATTTAATTAACAACCTTTCAAAAGAAGCTAAAAAAGCAATGATAGGTATTTTAAGTGATAAAGACCCTATGGTAGCTATTGGTAGTATACTTTCCCTGGTAGGATTAGCCCAAGAAATGAAATTAGGAAAAGAAATATTAGTTATAAACATTAACTTTGGGGAATTAATAGCAGCAAAGAAAATTTTTGAAGAATTTCACAGTTATGAGGAAGATGATATAGATGACTAGCAAAGCAATTTCTATTTGGTTCTCTCCTAAACTAACAAATTTAAAACCTGTTGATAAAGCTATTATTGAAACAGGAATAATTTTCTGGGGATTTTCAGATCTAAACACTCCTCCAGAATGGGAAATTGCTAAGAGATTAAATGATTGGACTATTAAAATATGGGACTCTTCAGAAAGCAACTCTTCAGAATTTATTGCATTAACTTCAGGAACTCTCAATACTGGAATTCCTCATGGAATAACAAGAAAAAATATTAAACAAGTAGATGTCTTTATCCCAAATGTTGGTGGAATAATTGCTTTAAGACAATCTTTTGATGCAATATCTCACGAACTTTGCCATATGATAGTATCTATCTTAGTTGATATCAAAGTCCTTCCCCCTAGATGGGTTAGAAACTATCAAGATAAACTAATGAGACCTGGAACTTCTGGAAACACTGAAACTGTAATAGTACATGATCGAGATTATGAAGATTCCAATGGTATTAGACCTAGAAAAAGATTTTATCGAAAAAACTTTAAATACCAAGGAAAAAATATAGGGCCTGTTGAATTAGTTGGTATAGACATTACTGATCTAATCAATAAAACCGAAATCATTTAGTTTTCCTCAATTTTTCCCATAAATCCCTACTAATTCTATAATTTTTATAATATTTGCCCTGTTTTTCCCACTATATACCTATTCTTTAATATCCCGTTCCCAGTGGCTTTATAGGCAATGTTAACCTTTAATAATTATGAATGTACAGTGCCTGAGAGAGGTACATACATGGTTAGAGTTTCATTGGAACGACGAACTTTATCGACAATGCTCTAAACCTGATTGCCAAAAATCTGAAAAGTTTATCAACGACAAATGGACAAAAGCAGAAAAAGGAGTTTTAACTAATGCAACAACGGAAAACTAAACACGCAATTATCTCTTGCGAATTATGTTCCATTGACGGTATTGAAGATTATGAGTTAAAATACTTTAAAAGAGAAATGGGATTGAAGGAAGTAATTTCTCAATTACAGTCTCATGGATACAAAGTTTATAGTACTAATTGGTATAACCATTTAAGATATCATGTAAAACCAGAATATCATGCAATTATAGCTCAAAATGGAGCTGTATTAGCAAATGAATTTATTGACAAAACTGAAGAATGTATAACAGCCATTGAAACTATTCAATCTGAAATTGATAGTCTAAAACCTGAACTAGCTACCAAGGATCCTAGCATAATTAAAGCTTGGACAGGGTTACTAGCAGAATCTCGCCATTGGTTAGAAGTCTTAGCAAAACTACAAGGTGAATTTAAAAACATTGCTAAAATCCAGGTAGATAACATCCATGTTGAATATAACAATGTAGTGGATACAGTAATTCAAGAAGCTTGTCCCGCTTGTAAATTAAAATTTGCTGATAAACTATCTCAAAAAGTAATAAAAAACATTACTCCAATTAATGATAACACGCCTAGTTCCTAGTTGTAATCCCAAAGATTGGGAAGATTTATCGCTAGGAGAAAAATTAACATTACAATTAAAAGCTTCAATAGATCCTGTGTTCTTTTGGGAACATCCTTTATTAGGAAATCTTAAACTCTGGGAATCACAAAAGGATATCCTAAAAGAGTTCTATCAAATAGATTCTAAAACTAATAAACGATTAAAAAGTGAATTAATCTTTGTTTCTGGTAGGCGAGGAGGAAAAACTACAATTGCAGCCTTGATAGGTCTTTATGAAGCTGCAAAGTTATTAATGTTAAAAGATCCTCAAAAATTCTATCATCTATCGCCTAATGCAGAGATTTTCTGTATCAATGTAGCACCTAGTGAAGATCAAGCACTAGATACTGTTTTTAAAAGGGCTAAAGAACTTTTAACAAATTCTCCATTTTTCTGTTCACAAAACCCTGGTGTAACATATAACACTGTCAAATTCCCTAAAAATATCACCTTTAAAGCCTTAGGTTCCTCAGTTGCTTCTGGCGTAGGTAGAACAGTAAAGGTCTTTGTAGCAGATGAGGTATCCTCTTTTAAAGACAGTGAAAAGCATTCTCCTGAAGAAATCTACTTTAAATTAGCAAATTCCACAGCAAACTTTAAAGGATGGAATGAAGATATTCGAGTAGCTATTTCCTCAATAGCTAGTGCAGGAGATTTTATCTCTTCTCTTTATAAACAAGCTGTAACAGAAAACTGGCACTGGGCTTTACCAGTATGGAAGAAAACTTGGGAATTAAATCCTGATCTTCCTTTAGAGGTTTTAGAAGAAGAGAGAAAAAGACACCCTGAAATTTTTGATAGAGATTATGGAGCTGAAGAAGGAGTTGACACAAAAACCTTTTTCAATGAAATCAAACTAGATGATTTAAAGAAAAGATCAATAAAAGTTATAAATTGTTTTATTGGAGAACCTCCAACCAACAAAGCTGATAGAAAGTTAGGATTTACTCCTTCTATAGATAAAAGTCGTATAGATCTAAGACTCTATCCAGATGCAATAGAATTCTATATAACAACCGATCCTTCCATTAAAAACGATGCTTATGGATTATCAGTTGGTTACAAATCAACTAATGATGATATTAGGATAATTGGTTCTACTGTGTTTGTAGCTCCAAAAGACGAGGAAATTAATCTCCGAGAGGTTATTGATATAGTAAAACCTTTAATTGAGGCTCTTCCTGTCAGGGCTCACATTTTTGATGCTTATATGCATAATGAAATTAACAATTTAATGAGAGAAAACAACATAGAAACAATTCAACACACTTTAAACCTCAACGATTGGATTCTACTAAGGAACGACTTTACTCAAGGAACCACAGAGATTCCTTATGGGGACCTCTTATTTAAAGAACTGGAAGAACTCTTATTAATTAGAGGTCAGAAAGTAGATCATCCTTCTACAGGTTCAAAAGACCAAGCTGACTCGGTTGCACAAATGGTATCATTTATTCGAAGAGAAAACGAAGAACTAAGGAAATCGCCTTCAAATGTTCCTATTCATCACTTAGCATCTTGGAGGTAATTTAAATGGGTTTTTTAGATTTATTTAAAAGAAAACAACTAGAGAGTGCTAGTAGCCAAGCTTCTTCTACAACTGGTACTGAACGTTATGATTTAAGAGAAGCTATAGTAGATCCTTTAGTAATAGCACCTGCTTCTATAATTGGTGGAACCTTACAAGAAATTGCTAATTTAAGGGTTAATGAAAATCGTTACCTCTTAGCAGATAGACTTTATTGGGATGATGAAAGACTCTTCTCAGCCGTCTCCTTAATTGCTTTAATGGTACAAAAATCAGTTGGAGATCCTAGTATTCAAAACCAAGATAAAACTTTAACAAATGAAGAAGAAAATGCCGTAGAAGAAGCAACAAATTGGTATAAAGCTATGGATATTCCAGCATTATATCACGATTATACTGTAGATCTTTGGAAATATGGTGATGCTGTAGATGTTATCAAATTTAATGGTTCACAAGGAATTACAGGTTTAGAACCTCTACCAATGCATTCTATAACTGCAGTTGAAACCAGAGACCAAATAGGTAGTTCTCCTTCAATATCTTTTAAAGACAGAGCTCAATTAATTTCAAAACCTCAATTCTATGTAATAGATGAAAATTACTCTATTAATGATTTAGCAACTAGAGTTATAAGAAAAGATAGAATTTTACATATTAGTTTCCATAATCGTCGTTCAATGATTAGGGATAATCTAAAAAGATGGACTTTAAACACTTGGTCTATGGCCCCAATCAATAGTCTTTTTGGTATTATTGCATGGAAACAACATTTAATTAGAAATGATATGCTATGGAGAAATAGAGCTTTACCAAGAGAATGGCATAAATTAAACTTAAACATGTTTGATCCTTCTAGATACAAAGGAACTTATTCAGAAAAATTAACAGCTGCAAAGGCTGATGCTAAACAAGCAATTGAAGATTATAATGAAACAAATGCTAAGAGAGAAGCCGATCAAGGTTTCACTACTGGTAGTAATGTTGAAATCACTTGGATAGAACCAAAAACATCTACTTATGCAGATCCTCTTCCAATAATCGACCAAATTAATAGCCTTTTAGGTGGTCCATCAGGAACTCCTTCAGCATTAATGGGTGGAGAATCTAAAGGATTTACTTCCCTAGTACATGCTTCTAGTTTCCTAGCCTTAAGAGCTGAAATATATGCCTCTGTTATTCAAAAGAAATTAGAAGAATTAATGAAAAGGCATATTAGAATAGTTCGTCCAGGAATAGATGATGCCGTTGTAAATAGATTATTTATTAAAAACAGATTAATCCTTGATAGAGATAGAACAGAATTAGCAAAAATAATATCAGTCCTTGTAGGAGCTAAGGTGTTTACTCCTTCAGAAATCAGAGCTATTTGGGGATTAGATCCTTTAACTGAACACCAATTTGAAGAATTAATTGATTGGTTAGATAACACACAATCCAAAGGATTTGGAAATTCTCCACGATCTGTATCTGATGATCTCTTAGGAAGGGACCAAGCTAGTCCTACTGGAGGAATGCAAACTCAAGGTAAAAGAGAAAGGGAGATAAATTCTAGAGGAGATAGAATAAAAGGACAACTATTATAATGGAAGAAGAATTAAAATTTTCACATGAAATAGAAGTAGCTTTATCATTACAAGCAGATGTTGACCAAGACTGTGTTAGAAAAGTGTTACATGAAAAAAGAAAGAAAGGTCATAAAATTGACAAGCAAGCTATAGCAATTGCTATTAATGAATGTAAATCAAAAATGTCAAAGAACTCTTTAATAGGAATCCCAATGATTATTGCAGGAAACTATCGTCCTACTCCACAGCAAAGATTATTCGATCAACAATATTGCAGTTATACATCCATATCACCTTTCGAAAGGAATTGTGGTAATTGTATGCACTACATTCAAGGTGATAACTTTTCAGATAACACTTGTCAAATAGTTGAGGCTAATCCTCAAAGAATACTTCCAGAAGGACACTGTCGTTTTTGGCGTTCTTCTTATGAGCTTTCAGGATTTATCACTTCTCCTATAGAAATGGATGATTCGCTTCCAGAAGATATCAAAATGTCCCTTAATGGTAAAGATGTAGAAGACGAGGAAGAAACCAATGATAATTAAAGACCAAACTAAAAAAGAATTACCTTATATAATCCATAAATTCACAGATAAAGAATCTACTAGTTATTATCAACTATCAATTCTCTCCAGTGATGATGAAGCAGAGTTTTGGGAGTTTAAAATACCAGAAAATTCTTCACAAATAGAAATATTAGATGCTCCTACCGTAACTAGGTTATTTGGTCTCAAATCCGAAGACACTAGAGATCTTAAATGGTTTTCCTTTGAAGGAGATACTAAAAACGATGAAAAATATGAAATAATTGACCAAGGAAAATTAATAGTAGGTCAACAAACCAGCAAGTTTAGTGAATTATTCTTTAATGGTAATCTCCTACATGACCGTTGGATATTAAGAAGATTACCTAATATATTCGATAACTCTTATCTAGGAGAAAGCAAAGAAATAACCTTACTATGGAAACCTTCTAGACAAAAATCTTTTAATAGTTGCTTGGATGGAACTGTCCCTTATAATAATATTAAATGTGCATGTGCTGTTACAGATCTATCATCCAGTTTTGCTGAATTATCTACCCAAGAAGGAACAGAATTAACTTCCTCTTTCAACGGAGAAGCTATTATAGATGAAACAAGCCAGACTTTTGAAGGTACTGCTGCTGCAGTAGGCACTGTTATTGATATGTATGGTACCAAATATGTCTATACTCCAGAGTTTATAACCCATCTTTACAATGAACAAAAATCTCTCCTGGAATCAGGAGATGAAACTCTTTTAAACACAGAACATGATCTCTTCGGTGCAACAATTGATGGAAAGGTCACTGGTGTCACTCTGCGCCACGAGCCAATAAAACATCTTTATGTAAATGGTATATATAATGGCCCTATCACTCTCTCAGAGGGTGAGATTGGATTATCTTATGAAGTCAAACTACGATCAGTTTGGTCAAAAGAATTCCAGGCATGGGTACCATTTAATGCTAAAATTAGCAAATTATCCGTCGTAAGACGTCCTGCATGTAAAATTTGTTGGATAAACAAATTAAAACAATGACAAAACAAACAACTCCCGATCAGAAAGAGAACTTTGATGGTCTCAAACCTGACGAATTAAAAGAGAAGTTTACTTTGTTTCGTGAAGCCGCAGAAAAATCAGGAATAGACCTAGCAAAAGAACTAGGCGTAAAGACTGAAACTACAACTGAAACATCAAAAAAATTGGATGAATCATCTATTAGTAAATTCAAAGACATGTATGCTTTTTCCAGAAAAGTATTAGAGGAAAATGGTATCAAAACAGATGAGACTAAAATCGATCCTGTAGATGCTAAATTCGCTGAATATACTAAAACAATTGATGAAAAGCTTGAAAGACAAGCAGAAGCCAAATTTGGTGATCAAGTGAAAAACGTTACAAGCATCGACAAAGACTTTCCAATTGACTCAATAAAGACCCTAGATATCCCTTGGGATAAAAAGGTTCAAGTAATGAATGCAATGGTAGATGTTGCTACTAAAACTCAAAAATCTATCTCTAAACTTAGAGAAGAACTTGATAATGCAACAAAAGGTCTTGAAGACGCAAAGAAATATGCTCCAGCTCCTAAAGAGACTGGTAAGACTGGAAAGGATAAAATCCTTGACGCTATTTCAAAACACAGTGAGTTATCAGATTTAAAACTTCCTGCAACTATAACAAGTGGTAACTAAATATGACTGACGGCGGAGGTAGAGCACGTGAACCAGGCGAAATGTGGAATATGCGACTTAAAAATGCAACTTCCCTTGACGATGGTGGTTATGTGCTAACTTACGTATCAGAATCTTCAGTTGTCAAAGTTGATAAATGCGGATCAACCGATCTACCAAAGTGTGTTAACTATAGATCAACTCGTGATCCTCACGATTTGAATTTCCCATCAACTACGGATCTTACAGGTACCCAAATAGGTACTAAAGGAATCCCTGTGTTTGCAGATGGTTGGGCTAGACTATTAGTCAAGGTCAACAACAGTGCAATTACTAGAGGAGATCCTCTCTATGTAGATGCCGCGGGTGGTAAAGTTAACAAATACTCTAAAACTACAATTCCAAACACTACAGTTACAGATGCTAGTAACGAACTAGAAGCTAGATTTAAAGAACTGGCAAGAATAGTAGGAATTGCAGAGGAAGACGTGGCTGTAGGTACAACTTCCGCCGCTGGTGCGACAAAAGTGCTCACCAGATTGACGATAGGAAGAGTACAATACCTTTAGGTGTAAAATAATCATGAAATTCTATGATGGCCTTAACGGAGGCGTTCCGTATGCAACCCTAGATGAACTAGCTACATATTCCCCAGAGCAAATATCAAAACTTGGAGAAGCTACTTTTGATGAGATTGTCTTATTGACAATCACTAGAGAAAAGATTTACCAGGAATCGGCTTTAATAGCTGCAACCGGTGATGTAATAGTCACTCGCGCAATGGATTCCATTGAAGCACAAATCTTTGCTCCAGGCGACGATGCTGTCAACACACAGTATCCAGTTCCTGCTGAAAATGTAGCTCAGGTAGAAAGAGCAAAACCTGTTACTTACAATATCAAGAAAGTTGATCTTCAACTAGCTGAAACTCGTTACTTTATTTCTAACGATGCAAAGCTAAGAGGAGCATCAGACTGGTTAGAAGCAGATAGCGCAAGACGCGCTGCAGAAAATCTGGCAGCTGAAAGAGATAAACATGTCCTTGAAGGACTTGTGGATCAAGCAGATGATAACAACGATGTTGCTGCAACTGCAACTTGGTCTTCAGCCTCAGCAACTCCAGAAGATGATGTAGCAAAAGCAATTGCAAATATTGTGAAAAATTCCAATATTCCAGCTTCCCAATTGAACAAGCCAACAGCATTTGCCTTAATTATTCCTGCTCAAGCATTTGTAGGTGTCACGAAACTAAAACTAATTAGGAACATCACCCAACCAATTCAAGACTTTTTGCAAACAGAATATAAAGTAAAGATTGTATTGACTAGACAGCCTTATAATCATACTTCATGGCCTGTTGACACAGAAGCATTGGTGGTTCCATATCAGGATCCTACAATAGGATTCTTGGCAACCTTTAACGGTGGTGGAATTATTCCAGCTCAAGAGAAATGGAAGATTCCTCGTGGTGAAGACATCTTTATTCGACAGTGGTTCAGATACATCGATATTCCGCAACCATTCGATGGTACGGAAACTCAAAACCGTAGAATCGCTACAATTACAGGCGTAGCTTCTTAAAAGCTATACCTTGATATTTTACGATATCTACACTTCAAATTTTTTTATCCCAGAAGAAATGTCTCCTTTTATCAAAAAACAAATATATCGATATGTAGGAAATTTTGGAGTATCATTTTTTGCTCCATTAACTTCAACTAACGTTGCTAATTCGCTTTTAGAATATTCATTAACCCTTTATGACACTGTTATTATATCTGCAATTTCCAGTTGTTTCACAATTGGTATGCTAATCTCAAGAGATTTCAAAGAAAAAGGTGAAAGAAAAAAATATGATTAAAAAGAAATCCTGCGGCTGGTTAAAAAAACTAGAATATTATTGTACTCCTTTTGGGCAAGATCCAGAAATTCAACTAACTAAGGAGTAATTCTTATGACTGTAACGGTACAATCAGTTAGAGATTTATTAGATGTTGTTCCTAGTAAACACGTTACAGATACAGTTGTTCAAGCTAATATAGATAGAGCTAAAAGAGTAATAGATAATGTTAAAGATCCTCTAGCTGTAACAGCTGAAGTAGATGATGCTACTAGAGCTTTTGCTGTTTGGTTAACCTATGGTTCTTATAGTGAAGGTATTTCTCAAGACCTTGGAAATATTCCTGTTGCACTTAAAGAGAAGATGGATCATTTTCGCAAAGTTGCTGAATTCTTTATCAACCGAATTTCTCGTGAAGCTGTAGACCTTAACGTTGAAGATATCTCTGAACAAACTTTAATAGGATTGCCTCCTGATATATCTGCCTTAACTACTTCTGAAGGCTATATTCAAGAATCTTAATGGCCGATCCATATATTTTTGATTTACGAGTAAATCCTAAAGATTTTGCAGATAAAATTGGTGAAATAAGGAGATACTATAGCGTTGCTACTAGAAAATTAATAGATGGCACAGCTGAATATACTAAACAAATTATCCAATTAAATACTCCTGTTAAAACAGGGACAACTAGAAATTCTATCCAAATCTTTAGAAAAGAAACTAAAGATGGAAAAACTGATTTAAGATCTATGATTACTGTAGGATCTAGATATCCAGTATTCCATTATCTTGATCAAGGAACTGAGCGTTCTCGTGGTAGATTTGTTCCTAAAATAAGCAAAAGACTAGTTAATCCAAAAAACCCAGCATTTGGTTTTCACCCTGGTATTAGAGCAAGAAACATCCTTCGTAATACAAGGAAAGCTGTAGAACAGGAACTTGGTATTAAAGTTGAATTAATGTTAATTGATTGGACTAATGTCTGGACAACTAAACTACCTCCAAGAGGACCATTATAATTTATGCCTGGATTAGCTGGTAAATGGACAGCAATTCTCGATCAAATAGAAACTGATACAAAGACCATCACAGAACTTTCAGATGATGGTTCTAGATCCAAGGTTCATATGTGGAGAGCTAAACCTGCTTTTATTGAAGGAGAATATGAAGCTACAATTGTTCCTGGTTCAATGACTTCAGATGAAGGAGTAACTTCAAAAACAACCTTTAATAATTTTCTCATAGCAATAGACCTTCTCTATTATTCAAATTCCACAGATACTTTTAAATCCGGCATACAAAATGCCCTTGCTGTGGCCGAGAAGGTTTATGATAAATTCCATCTTAAAACTATTAGTGGCACTGTCAGAATAGCTCGATGTCGAATTATTACTGGCGAGGGCCTGCTATCAGAAAGAAATATAGACGCTATTCCCGTAAGGGTCGAGATTAATGCGCAAGTCTCAATAACACAATCATAATTAGGTGAATAAAAAAATATGACCGACCGATATATGCTGTTTGAAAAGAAAACAACCTTTACAGACGAGTCATTTGGTTCGTTCGGAGCAAATTCTCATGCACTAGATGTTGGTGGAGATGATATTAGTGGTGATCATCAATACATTTATCCATTAACAACCTCTGATAGGGTTAAAAGAAGTAAAATTCAAGGACCACAGAAATTCACTGGATCAATAAGTGTTCCATTGTTTCCTGTTGGAGCTGCGAGTTTAGTTTATTATGCATTAGGTACTGTTACTACAACTTTAGGAACCCCAAACACTGATGTAAATCAACATGTTATTACAAAAGCCAAGACAATTCCATTCTTCAGGGCTGAATTTGGAAGAGATGTCAAAGCTCATAGATATGTTGGTGGAATTGTAAATACTATGACATTAGATTACAATCCAGCTGAACTTTTAATGGCTTCCTTTGATGTTGTATTTAGAAAAGAATTATCTATGGGTACCTTATCTTCAGTTACATTCCCAGAGTTCAATTCTGTGGAAAGACCTTTAGGAGGAACAGAAGTTTCTGCAACCTTTGGTGGTTCGTCAGCTACTTTTGTAGAATCCATGTCAATTACGTGTGAGAATAATGTTGAAGAAGATTCTTTTGCTTTAGGTAGCAAATATCTTCCAGCTGGGG